AAAGCCCAAAAGCCGTCTGGCCCTGCTCCCAAGTCCTCCACAAACCCACACTGTAAGTCACGCTACGCAGACCTAGCAGCTTGCGTTGAGGCGGTCATTGACGCTTTAAACGACAACGGCATCGCCCTTATTCAAAAGAACTACGATTGCACCAACGGTGTGATGATTGAAACCATGTTTATCCACGAATCGGGCGAAATGCTTGAGTGCGGGATTCTCCATGTCCCCGCTAACAAACAAGATGCCCAAGGCTACGGTAGCGCTTTAACTTACGCTCGGAGATATAGTTTGATGGCGGCTTGTGGCATAGCCCCCGAGGATGATGACGGTAACGTAGCAAGTCGCAAGACGGTTATTGAAAAGCCATCAGTTAACGAAAGCGCCCTTACAGACCATTTATCGGCTATTGAGGCATCAACAGACCAAGACAGTTTAAAAAGCGCCTACAAACTTGCTTATGCGGCTTGTAATGGCAACACAGAGTGGCAAGGCAAAGTGATCGCAGCTAAAGATAAAGCAAAGGGGAAATTATGATAGTCCAAGGCACAGACGAATGGTTTGAGGCTCGGATTGGTAAGGTCACCGCATCCCGTGTAGCCGATGTGCTTGCCAAGACCAAAACGGGTTACTCAACAACCCGTGACAACTATATGGCTCAATTGGTGTGTGAGCGCCTAACAGGTCAAAAGGGCGAAAGTTTCACAAATGCTGCTATGCAACATGGAACTGAAACAGAGCCGCTTGCCCGCATATCGTATGAAGTTGCCCAAAACGTCTTGGTTGATGAAGTGGGGTTTATTCCTCACCCATCCATCATCATGGCGGGCGCTTCCCCCGATGGCCTTGTAGGGGATGATGGCTTGTTAGAAATTAAGTGTCCAAATACCGCCACGCACATTGAAACTTTGTTGTCCCAAACCGTGCCAAGCAAGTACAACACGCAAATGCAATTCCAAATGGCTTGCACGGGGCGTTCATGGTGTGACTTTGTGTCTTTTGACAACCGTCTGCCCGCAGAACTTCAGTTGTTTGTTAAACGTGTCCCAAGGGACAATATGTATATCAGGCTAATGGAAGAAGAAATTGTCAAATTCTTGAATGAACTTGACATCAAAATTGCTCAACTTATGGAAATTAAAAATGTCTAAAATTTACGAAATCACCGTTGTGTCGGGAAAATACACAAACAAAGATGGTGTGGAAAAATCACGCTATCAAAACATTGGATCGGTTATTGAGACAAAGAACGGCCCAATGTTGAAATTAGATAGCATCCCACTTCCCGATGGCGGTTGGAATGGTTGGGCTTATCTGAACACCCCCAAGCCCAAAGATGATTACAAAGGTTTGCCAAAAGACGAAGATATTGATTTTTGATTAACGGGGGGAAAGCTGTGCAAAGGGTAATCCTAGCTTGCAGACGAGCAGCGATCCCCCCACCCAACAAGGAAACATCATGGACTATAAAGAAACATTTAAACGCATTTTTGCCATGCCCGAATTCCCAAGAGTTAGGGCGAATGATCCGATAACCTCATTTGAAGCAGCGGAGTCAATTAAAGACACCGTTTCTCAACACCACCAAACCATCCTAGATTGCCTCCAAAAACACGGTGCTTTGGGCAAAGATGGGATTTCAGCCCGCACAGACTTAGACCCTAATCAGGTAGCTAGGCGGCTCAACGAAATGAAAGTCATTGGGCTTATCCAGTTAACAGGCAACACGGTTAAATCCAATTCAGGCAGAAATGAAAGAGAATGGCAATGTATCCACTCGGATTAAATGGTAATCAGCCTGTTCACAAATTAAAAACTTGTAATAAATGCGATGAAATCAAACCACCTGAAGGCGGCATTGACATGGGCCACAAATGGATTTGTCAAACTTGTTGGATTCTTAGAACCACGGGGCGGCATCAAAGGGACAGGCAAACTTTGCCCACCTTGTAATGGTAACTGTAACCAAGGAAGGAACTGCCCAAATGACCAAAGACGATCTAATTAGTTTGCTACGCATGACAGGCGCTCAAGAAGCCTCCATAGACGCTGTATGCGCTGCTTACGATGCGGGTTGGAACGATGCCCTTGACGATTACGCAAAACGCTTAGAGGCGCTTTCTTTTGGCAAAGACACAATTCACAGTTTTTCTGTGTTTATCAAGTCAGCTAAGAAATAGCGCTCTTTCGTCTAATCTTCGTTTTTGTAAGCCTTTAAGAACTTTGCCACCCGCCATGCAATACTTTAAAAGTTCTTCAGCAGCGCCTTCCATGTCGCCACGCAACACCTTTTGGCGCATGGTTGAGCGTTGGAGAGTGCCAAGACCTACATTGAAAGAAAATGAAACAAGCGCATCAAATTGTCCTTGAGTAAGAGAAACAGGGCAATAAGTAGCCACTCCCTTCTCAAACCTAGCAAGGTCTGCCCTAAGAATCGCATTTACTTCTTCTTTTGAAAACGCTCGATTATCTTCTTGAGCCAAAGGGAAATTGCCTCTTTGATCAATTGGCATCTTGCCTTGATTTGGGTAAAGAACATGGCCTACTCCTATTGTCCACAGTTTAGCTGGGCATTGGTACGGTTTAAATCTTACACCCTCATGGTGCTTGATCATTTCAATTGTTTTGGAACTGACGTTCATTTGCCAAAGGCTCTGCCGCCAAAGTGGAAAGCAATAATGGAGGCAAACAAAGCCTGGGTGTCAGAGTCCCACAACATTTCAGCCAACTCTACAAACGTAGCGCCTTGATGCCATCCATACGCAAACAAGCCTACATCAACAAACAACAAAAGAAAGAAAAAACCGTAAGTAATGACGGGGCGAACAGAAGCCCTTAGATTTCTCATCCAAGGTGATGTGCCTTCATTCAGGCTTGTGTCATGGGCATAGATTGCTGACATTTCTGCTTGTTGTGCGCCAATCAAAATCTGTTGAGTGTTAGCTGCGCTTTCAGTAGCCAATTGATCTGATCTAATGTTTTCAATGCGTTCCTGTGCTTCAAAACCCGCTTTACGCAGTTCTAATTCACGCTCAATCTGCATCCTAGCCAAAGCCAACTCATGTAGTTTGTCGGCACGATCTTGAAAGAAATCCAAAATCTTAGGCAAGCCGCCCATTAAAAACGAAATCAGGGTTGAAAGTAATGTCAGCATTTGTGATCCTTTTTATCATCGTTTTGCATGAGTTTGATACCACTCAGGAATCCAATCATGCCGCCTATAAGTGTAGAAAAAGCGGGTGAAATCATTTTGAATATTTCTGCGTTGTCCACTTCTTTGGCCCAAAGGCCAAGCATAAAGGCGATCACCATAGCCAAAACAGAGATGCACAGGGTTGCGCTGACCATCAAAGTCACCCATAGTGTTAGTTTGTCTTTCACTTCTATTTGTGGGGGCGTTGGTTTCTTGGTCATACATAAATATCCAGTTTGCGGTTTTGGAATATTTCCATGCGTAATCGTTCTTGAACTACCTTTTTACAATAAATCTCAAACCCTATGTCTTGCAATTCAGTTTGCTTTTGTTTGGCAACTTCAACAATTTTGTTGGCCTCATGCTGTTTTTCTAATTTAGCTTGAGCAAGATCATGCCTGTCTGGGTATCCTGACGCTTGAACGGTTGGGAATAACTTGATTGACTCAATCATTTCTTTTCCCTCTCAAGTGCTGTTTTATATCCTTGAATAACCTTATGTCTTAACTCTGCACCATCAGCCGCACCAGCCCATTCACTCAGATTATTCCAAATTACTACAAAGTCGGAACTTTTGCATAACTTCTGATGGTTTGTAAGCCATATAGACATTTGCTGATGACGTTCACTTGGGTTGTGTATTGTGTAAGCAATGACGTAAAACTCACGAACACTACAAAGGTCTTGCCCTGTCGATTGAAGCGCTAGAACCAAAACAAGTGCAATGAGCCAACGCATTCATTTACTTTGACCAATAGTGTGAAATGTAACCAAAGATTGAGGAAACGCCTGACACTAAAGCCATACCCATCCAAAAGCCACCACGCCCTTTATTAGCCAGGGCAATTAGGATTTCCATGTTGGCTTCTAGCTTGTCAATCTTGGCTTCCATTGATTCAACTTTTTGCCAAAGCACACCGTACTTGACCAAATCAATGTCGGACATATTAGGCTTTCTGAATGAACGCCAACGAATAATAAAGCGGCAAGTTTGTGCCACCTGAACTTGTCACAGAAGAAGTGAAACCGCCCGTGTTACCAACGGCATAGGTACTACCCGAACCCACCACAAACCGATCACGCAAGTCGGGTGTGCCGTTAGAGCCATTACATAAGTAATAGCCCGTTGGAATAGCACCAATAGAGCCTGACCACATAATGATGCCGCCCGCAGGGATTGGGTTTGTGCTTGCGCTTGTTCCCAAAATACCATAAAGGTTGTCGTAAGTGGCAATTTGCACCGCAGCTGAGTCTGTCAAGATAAACTTGTACGAGTACCCTTCGGTCAACCAAATTTCTTGTGAGGGGCGTCCGCTTGTCCCCAATTGAATAGGGTTGGTGTTGGCAACCGTACCCGCAGCGGTTGTGTACGTTGCTAAAGGGGTGCTAGAACCCGCTTGGTAGGTGTAGATATACCCACCGCTAAGTGGAACGCCTGTGTTGGTAAAGAATTGAAAACCGTTACCAATGGGTGCAAGATTGACTGCCATTTTATTTTCCTAAGTCTGAAAGTTTAGTGCCAGCGCCAGGCTTTAAAGATTCTTTTGTTTGCTTTATTGCGGCTCTGTTTGCCAAGGCTTCACGGGTCATTGTGCCAATAGGAACAACGCCAAATCCTGCCACATTAGCGGCTTTTTCTAAACCGCCTTTAGCCATCTCTTTAGCACCCGCCACAAATGTGTTGGATTGGTTTACATAACTTCCACGGGGTTGTGCTTGGGTATATCTAGCCACATTACCCAAAGCCCGTAATTGTTGGGCAGTCTCACCGTCAACTAATTCTAGCAATCTAGGATCAAGTTGTTTAAGCGCTTTGTTATATCCCGCTTGACTAAAATTGCCATTGTCGTTTATGACACCCGCTTTATCTTTAAGATAATTCACAACAGCCGCAGACACCGCTTGATGGCCTTCTGAACCCTTACCAAGTTGTGCCGTCAATGCTTCTAAATCACGCTTATTGCCACCAATAATGTATTTGGCAATAAACTTATCGGGTACTGCATCATTGACCGCAGCATCATAAGCGGGGTCTTTTTTCAGCATATCAAATCTAGCTTTAGCCGCACTTCTAGCTTCGTTTGCCAACGGCTTGAGGGCTTCAGCTTCACCAGACAAAGGTAGTTCTTCCAAAGCCGTGCGAACAATACTAGAGGCGGTTTTAGCGTTGCCATCACCTGAACGCTCTGCTTTACGCATCTCTGCTGCCAAGTTAGTCCTCATGGCCTCAAAGTTTTCAAACGTCATTGTCTCGCCATTTTTGTAGCGTTCTAATTGTTTGGCAATAGCGGGGGGCAAGAAATCTGTTTTAAGGTCTTTGCCCAACATTTTTTCAGCATTAACGGCAAATTGTTTTCCATCAATAGGAAAGTCACCGCCAGCGGCATCTTTAAGCGCTTTGTATTTGGCAGAAATGTCAGCAGTTCTTGTGTCATCAAGTGCTTTGTAAGCATTGATCAAAGTTTCTGCGTTTTCAATGTGGTTTACGCCAAAAACATCAGGGGCGGCTTTGTCCCTGATAGAGTTCATGTTTTCAATCAATTTGCCGTTTTGCTCATTAAAACGATTAGCCAACTCAGGGTTTTTGCCCCTCATGTTCATTTCGTCAGATAACAAGTTAATGTCTTGAGTGGCTTGCCCACGGGTTAGGCGCACAGGCACAGGCAATGTGTCAGCCTCAACATGGCGCTCAAGGGCGGGGATATTGATCTGATTGACAGGCGTACTCTTTAATTCGTTTTGTAGTTCAGGACTTGCTTTAGCCAACATTTCTTGAACTTACGC